AGCGATGTGCCTGCCCGTTCAGGGCGTTCGGACAAAGACAAGCTTCGCGCGCGTCTTGAGAATCAGAACATTTAACCACGAAGAGGAAACCATGAAATACCTCAAGAAACTGGGCCTCTTGTGGGCCTCGCTGTTCCCGGGCGTTACCAACCAGTCCACCAGCTTTACGGCGGACGTTGAAGCGTACATTCAGGAAGAAGTCGAGCCGCTCGCGCGCCGCCAGCTGGTCGCGTACCAGTTCGGCAAACCGCTGAAGCTGGACACGAATCGCGGTACGACGTACACGGCTTCGCGCTACCAGCGTCTGCCGCTGCCGTTCGCGCCATTGCAGGAAGGCGTTGCGCCCCCCGGCGAAGCGATGACGCTGCAACAGGTCAGCGCGACCGCGCAGCAATGGGGCGACCGCGTGATTATCACGGACGTGGCGAACCTGACCATCAAGCATCCGCTGTTCCAGCAAGCCTGCGAACTGGTTGGCCTGCAACTGCCGGAAACGCTGGAACGCAACACGTTCAACACGCTTCTGGCGACCACGCAGGTGAACTACGCGAACGGCAAGGCATCGCGCGCGAACCTGCTCGCAACCGACGTGATGACCCCGCACGAGACGAACCGCATCGTTGGTTCGTTCCTCACGTATGGCGTCCCGCGCTTCATGGGCGACGAACGCGAAGACATGATGATCGAAGCGGGCGCGTATCGCGATCCGTCGAAGTCGCCGGCTGTCATGCAGCATTACGTTGCGCTGATCCATCCGCTGTCGGCGCAAGACATGCGCGAGAACACCACGGTTGTGAACGCGTGGTCGTACAGCGACGTGAACCGCCTGTACAACAACGAACTGGGCCCGTTCAACGGCGCGCGCTTCGTTGAATCGAACATGATGCCCTACTGGACGGGCGCAGCCGCCATTCAGGGTACGGCGTCGGCTTCGGGCGGCACGCTGGCCACGAACGCCGGTTACCAGATCATTGTGACGGCATCGCCCGCGCAAACGTCGGTCGAACAGATCATTTACCAGGTGTCGAACGCGATCAGCGTTACAGGCCCTACGGGCTCGATTTCGGTCGTGATCCCGAACGTGCCGAACTACGTGTTCAACGTGTACATCGGCACGTCGGCCACACCTGGCAATCTGGCAACGGCAATCGGTAACGGCGTCCCGGTCACGGGCCCGCTGGCCGGTCAGGCTACGCAGCTCGCGCCTAACCAGACGGTCACGCTGACGGGTATCGGCGTCGCGCAAACACCGCCGGCAGCACCGGCAACGGGCGTCAGCGTGTTCCCGACGATCTTTATCGGCAACCACTCGTACGGTCAGGTGTTGCTCGAAAACCCGGAATTCCATTACCTGACGGGTGCTGACAAGTCGGACCCGCTGAATCAGACGCGTGTCGTGTCGTGGAAGGTGTTCTACGGCTCGATCATCCTGAATCAGGCGTTCCTCGCGCGCGTCGAAGCCGGTTCGGCCTTCACGCCGGGGTATACTGCCGGTACTGTGACAACCCCGTAATCAGGAGCATAAATGCCCCCGCGCACGCCTAACACTCCGCCGGAAGGCGGAGACGAAAACCTCGAAAACGATCTGCCGGCTGCTGTCGAGACTCCGGAACAGCTCAAGGCCCGAATCAAGGCTCTTGAAGCCGAACTGGAAAAATCGACCGCTGGCCGGCTGATCGCGGAGGAAGAGTCTGCCCGTCTGTCGGCGCAGGCCCAATCGTCCATGTTCACGACCAACGTCACTGAGCGCTTCTCGCGCAAGACGTCGGACGGCGTGGATATGTGGTGGTATCGTATCGACCTGGCACCGTGCGGGGGTATCGATATCCGCCTGAACGGACAGCAGTATGTCCACGGCACGACGTACGAGTTCACCACGGACGTTCTGCGCAGTGTCAAGGAAATCGTGGCCCGCACGTGGGATCACGAGAACAACATCAACGGGGCGAATGAAAACGCCTACAAGGTGGCGCAAGACCGCGTGCTGCGCGGTGGCGACCGCCGTCGATAAGAGGAACCAAAGTGAGCGAACAGACCGCAGTTCTCGGTAATTTCCAGATCAACCTGCCCGCGCCTAACGGTGCGTCCGTGTCGATCAGTGGTTACGTCTACGAATCCGAATCGCTGGAATCGTTGAACGAACGCATGGACACGTGCCGGGAAGCCCTGATCCGCCAGCAGGCGATTCTTGAAGTGCCCGTTCTCCAGAAGGAAGTCGAAGCACTGGAACGCATGCTGGAAGACCATCGCAAGGCGTACGCTGACCTTCTGGAACGTTCGAAGGCAAAGCACAAGCTCACGAGCCAGGATGACGCGTCGATGCGTAACCTGCCGGTCCAGATCAAACAGATCGAGACCAAGCTCAAGGAAGGCCAGTCGAAGATTTCGTCCGTGAAAAAGGCTGCGTAATGGCCTACCTCACGAGCCAGCAGATTGTCACCTTGGCGTGCCAGATTGCCAAGTGCCCCGGCTTTATGCAGATCGGCGGACAATTCCTGAACATGGCTCTTGAGGATCTCTGGCTGCACCGTGACCTGAAGATTAACCGGGTCACGGAACAGATCCCTGTGCAGGCGAACAACTTCGGCCCGTTCACACTGCCGTTGAATTATCTGCGCACGTATGATCTGTTCTTCGAACAGAACAACCTGCCGTACTTCCTGAACCCGATCAGCACGGAAGAATACGACCAGGAGTTTAAAGACCCGTCGATTGCGAACTATCCGTACGAGTTCATGACCATTCTGGTCGATGAAACGACGGCCATTTCGCAAAACTCGGCAGGAACGCTGTTCATTTACCCGCAGTCGTCCGGCCAGATCTCGCTCACCCATCGGTACATGGTGAAGCAGCCTGACATTGTGGCGCCTGAAAACTCGGCTGTCATCCCGTGGTTTCCGGATCAGGACTACCTCATCAAGGCGACAGCGGTTCGCTTGATGGACATTACGGACGACACGCGGCGCGAAAGTTTCCTACAGCAGTTACAGAACATGCTGCGCGTTCACCTCATCATGGAGGGAGACGAACAGCAGGTGGTCAAGTCCGTGCGTCTTGACCCGCGACGCTTCCACACGAACCGTACGCTGAAACCGACCAAAATCACCGACTAGGAGACCGTATGGCAATCCGCAACGGTCAGCCAGTCCGTTTCACGCCGAAGGGCATCTGCGACGCGTTCGACGCGACAGACGCATTCCCCGGCGCGTGCCAGTTGCTGTCAAACCTGATTTTCGATCAGGGAAACCCGGAGGTTGTGATTTCCCGCCCGGGTGTCGGCACGGCGCTAACCACATTCGGGAGTTTCACGGCGCCGACTTTCGTATCGGTTCACGTGGCACTCGGCACGGTGATTTACGGCATGGTGGCGACCGCGCGCAACGCGGGCCACGATGAGCCGTTCGCGTACGACACGGCCAGCAATACGTTTATCACGATCAGCGGTGTCACGGCAGCAAACACGCCGACCTCGCAACCGACGTCGGGCCCGTGGACGCCGCCCACGATGGCGGTGGTAAGCACGAAGATCCTTGTGACGCATCCGGGGTTCTCCGGCACGGGTACGAACTTCTTCGGCGTGATCGACATCACGAATCCGGCGGCGCCCGCGTGGTCTTCCTCGAATCTGGCTACGAACCCTCTTCCCAACATCCCGACCAGCGTTGCGAACTTCAACAACCGCGCGTACTTCTCCGTGGGGAACGTTGACTACTTCAGTGACGTTCTGGTCCCGCTGACGCGCACGAATGCCAGCCAGTCGGTGACGATTGGTGACACGACGCCGATCACCGCGCAATCCGGCCTGCCTATCCAGACCACATCGTCTGGCGTGCTCGGCGCGCTGGTAGTGTTCAAGGGAACGCAGATCTGGCAGATAACGGGCGATCCGGCGACGAACAATCTGGCGCTGAATTACATCACGCTGACGACGGGAACGGTATCACCGCGCAGTGTCGTGCAAGGTCCGCTCGGAATCTTCTTCGCGGGCGTGGATAGCCCCTATCTGCTTAGCTACTTCGGCACGGTTGGGCCGCTCGCGCGGCAAGGCAATCCGATAGCAGACATCCAGCGGCCATTCCAGAACGCGACTACGCCTTCACGGATCGCAGCGAGCTTCTCCGGGAACACGTACCGGACATGTTTTGACACGATCATTCAGGGCATCGCGCAGACGAACGACTACTGGTACGACATTCGCCGGCAGCGCTGGACGGGTCCGCACACGTTCACCTACGACTGTGCTTCGCAGATCAGTGATTTCTTCATTGTGTCCGGCGCCGCGCACGGCGCGGCCCTGTTCAAGAGCCAGACAATTCCCGACACGAATAGCGTTTACAACGACGCTGGCACGGCGCTGTTCAGCCATCTTCGCTCCTCATCGTTCCCGAAGACCGGCCACATGGCTGAGGTGCAGGTAGTGGAATCGACGGTCGAACTGTCGTCATCCGGCGCGTCAGTGAACTACAACATCACCGCGCTTGACACGTCATACAATACGATCAATTCGACTTTCGTGATGACGAACCCAACGGGTATCACGTGGGGTGGCGGTTCGCTGTGGGGTGGCGGGGGACTGTGGACCTCCACTAACCAGATCCCCAAGGTGTACACGATCCCCTGGACTGTGCCGCTGGTCTTTCAGAAAATGTCGCTGGATGTGACCGCTACTTCGTCCAACAGTGTCACGATAGGCACCTTCTTTGCCCGGTATCAGGACGCCGGCTATACGAACATGGGGTAAGCAATGGCTATCATTGGCACTCTTCCGAACACGATCAGCAATGGGCAAGCGGTGGACGCTACGCCCGTGATGGCCGACTTTAACTACATCGTCAATCAGGTCAACGCTAACGCGACTCCGCTCGGCACATTGACCGCGCCGACGGGCACGGCCATGCTATTTCAGCAGAACTTTGCCCCTTTGGGGTGGACGGCGCAAACCTCGACCAACGATGCCGCGATACGGGTAATGGTCCCCGGAGCATTTGTAGGGGTGGCGGGCGCCAATGCGTTCAGCGGTTTGATGCGCGGTAGTGCAACGACGGACAGTCACGCGCTGACTTCCGCAGAACTGGCGGTGCATAACCACGGTGTGACGGACCCGACGCACAGCCACAGCAGCCCCCCTCACCAGCACGGTTCCGCTTCCGGTTTCAACTTCTACACCGCCACCCCTACCGGCGGTGCGACAACCAATTTTTCAGGTGGCGCAAACAATATTAATCTCGAAAACCTGACGAATCCTATCGGCGTCACGGTCAGCGCTGGCCCCACCAATATCAGCATTCAGAACGCAGGTAGCGGGGCGGGCCACACCCATGCGCTGAGCAATTTCAACTATTCCACGATGGACGTTATCCTGGCGATCAAATCGTGAGCAAAGAAAAAACATGCCCCCTGCTTAAGAAAGCGTGCATCAGCCACGATTGCGCCTTCTGGGTACACGTACAGGGCGGGCACCCCCAAACAGGCGCAGCGCTTGACCTGTGGGACTGTTCGGTGAAGTGGTTGCCCGTACTACTGGTCGAGAATGCACGCTCGGTAAGGGGCGCGCAGGCGGCGGTAGAGTCGATGAGAAACGAAGTAGTACAGCGGCAGGATGCTCTTAACAACGCCGTCGCGTTAGGCCAGCGACAGACGGCAAAGCAGATCGGGGAAACGGAATGGACGGAAGAACGCTTACTGAAGGCGACGTAAAGGCGATAGTCGATGAACTTGAGAGACGTGCTGCACAGCGCTTTCAGCTTAATATCGGCAAGGGCGTTCTTTCCCTTGTATGGAAAGCGTGTTTCTACCTCATACTCTGGCTTGCCGCCTACGGCGCAGCTGGCGGTTTCGCGAAGTACTTTAAATAGGAGCAATATCATGTCGTTTTGGGCACAGATCGAAGCAGATTACAACGCGGTAATCGGAAGCGCCGACAGCGTGGCAACGAAGCTGGAAAACCTTATGGGCATCCAGACGCGCGCGCAGGAAATGACGACGCTCACCAACCAGTTCACGGCGATCATTGACGACGGCACGAAGGCAACGCCGGACAAGGTGACGGAACTCCTGACGCTGGTGGGCAAGCTGTGATTCCGGAAGAGCTCGCAGCCTGTCTTGGGATTCCTCCCACTCGCGCGCAAACGTGGGCTGATCCGCTGTCTGCGGCGATGGCGCTTTATGCGATCGATTCGCCTAAGCGCCAGGCTGCGTTCATCGCGCAGATCGGTCACGAATCCGGACGCCTGATTTACGTTCGCGAACTGTGGGGGCCGACGCCCGCGCAGGAGCGCTACGAAGGCCGCGCGGATCTCGGGAATACCGAGAAGGGTGACGGGTTCAAGTTCCGCGGTCGGGGACTGATTCAGGTTACCGGGCGCGCGAACTACCAGCGGTGCGGTGACGCACTGGTCCTGCCGCTAACAGATCATCCCGAACTGCTGGAACAACCGGGCAACGCTGCGCAGTCGGCGGCATGGTTCTGGAACACGCACGGCCTGAACGTGTCCGCGGACGTGATGGACTTCGAAGGTATCACGAAGGTCATAAACGGCGGACTGAACGGGTACGATGACCGCGTGAACCTGTGGAAGATGTGTTGCACGACGCTCGGCGTTGGCGACGGCTACTGGAGCGAATCATGGCATTAGACCCGATCACGGCGGGGCTTGACCTCGCCAGCACGATTGTTGGCAAGATCTGGCCGGACAAGAGCGCACAGGAACAGGCGCAATTGTCCGCCGTGCTGTCAATGATTACCGCGCAGACCGACATCAACAAGGCGGAAGCGCAAAGCACGGACCCCCTCCAGCACTGGCGGGGAGGTCTCGGTTGGGTCTGCGTCGCGGGTTACGCGTGGAACTACGTGCTGGAGCCAATCGCTACGGCCACGGCTGCGTTTATGCACTACCCCGTCACCCTTGGCCGGATGGACATGACAGAACTGTCCACCCTCACAATCGGTATGCTTGGTCTCGGCGTAACTCACGCATGGCAAACGGTGAAAGGCAAATGAGGAATCTGGTAAAAATCGCAGCAGGAATCGACACGGCGCCAATGCTTCTGGAGATTGCGCGCCAGCCGAAACTGTGGAACCGGCACACGGTCAGGAAGACCGCGCCGGAGACCCCGCACGCGGCAATGGACGATATCTGGCTTCGGTACAACGACGAAAAGCCGTTCAAGGAGTCGGGCGACTACTCGAAGTTCAACGATGAGCACGACGCGAAGTTCTATCCGGAATGGTTCGCACTGCCATCGCTCCATCAGGTCGTGTTCGATCTCGCGCACCGCGTGCGCGCGGTCCGGATTGGCGGGGTAATGGTTACCCGTATCCCACCCGGCGGGCGCATTGAGCCGCACGCGGACGACGGCTGGCACGCGAAGTACTACAATACCAAGCTGTACGTGGTTTTGCAGTCGAACCCACAATGCGTGAACCGCGTGGAAGAAGAGCGAGTCGCGATGGCTCCAGGCGAAGTCTGGTACTTCGATAACCTGAAAGAGCACGAGGTCACGAACGACGGCCCGGACGACCGGATCACGCTGATTATCTGCCTGCGGTGTGAGCGATGATCCTCCACCATTCTTTCGGCGGAACTTACGCCCGTGAACAGACGCTAGCGGCAGGCGGCGAAGTGACTAAGCACACGCACACCTACGATCATCTGAGTTTTCTGTGCAGCGGCGAAGCATTGGTCGAAGTGGATGGGGAACTTGAAGCGATTCGCGGACCCCGCATGTTAGAGATAAAAGCCGGGAAATCGCACAGGATTACGGCAATTACAGACATCACCTGGCTCTGCATTCACTCGGAAGCGATAGCGGACCCGGACATCGATAAGGAGTAAATCATGCCATGGGGAGTCGCAGCGGGCGTTGCCGCATCGGTCGCAGGTTCAGCTATTTCGAGCGCCATGTCGCCGTCCAGTTTCGGGGGATCAGGGGGCGGCGGGCCTAGTTCGTACTATGTGCCGACCGGTCTACAAGGCGCCGACCAGCAATGGCAGAACCTGCAAAACCAGAACTACAACGTGTTCAGCCAGTCACAGCCGGAGTTACAGGCACTTGGGCAGCAATCGCTCCAGCAGCAGTTAGCCGACTACAATAATTACAGTGGCGGGTACCGGCAGGCGGCAAATCAGGCAGGGCAACAGTATGGTGCCCTGGGAAGCCAGTTGCAGAATGCCGCTGGTCTTCAGTTCGGGCAGCAGCAGGGGCTAATTAATGCTGGTCAGCAGGTCTATAACACTGCTTTCGATCCGCAAAACGCGCTCTACAACCGCACCGTCCAGCAGTTGCAGGACCAGACCGGGGCCACGAACAGTATGTACGGGCTGGGGTCTAGTGCTGCCGGCGCGGGTGTTGCGAATCAGGCGCTGGGCAATTTCAATATCGACTGGCAGAACGCGCAGTTGCAGCGCCAGTTGTCCGGTCTTCAGGGGTACGGCTCGGCGGTCGGGCAGGCCGGCCAGGCGGCGGCGCAGGGCGGCGCACTCGGCGGCGCGGGCGCGGGGTACACGTTGCAGGGCGGGCAAGTTCCCTACCAGTCGAATCTACAGATAAGCGCTGAGCCGACCAATATCGGACAGAATTACGGTCAGTACCTGCAAAACACGGTCTACGGTCCGGCGCAGGGTTTCCAGCAACAGGCGATTCCATACATGAACTACGGTCAGGGTGCACAAGCCGTGCCCTACCAGGCGCAGGCGCAAGGCGCAGGCGCTGCAGGGGCGCTCGCCGGCCAGGCAGTCGGGCAAGGGGTTCAGGGTTTAGGGAACGCGTTTCAGAATAGCAATGCGTTTCAGAACTGGTCGAACCCAGCCAGTGGTTCGTTCGGCGGCGGTGACTTCAGCGGCGCGTTCACATCGAGCCCGTACTACAGCGGCGGCGGGAACTCATATGGTTTCACCATGTAAGGAGGCAGCATGGCCGGATTCAATGTAAGCGGACTGCCTTACTTCATCCAGTATCAGGGGCAGTTGCAGGAACAGCAGCGCGCGCAGCAGGACCAACAGATGCGCGCGCAGGCGTTCGCACAACAGCAGCAGCAATGGCAACAGGCGCAGCAAGACCGGCAGCGCGCACAGGCAGCGCAGGCCGCCGCCGGCAATGCCTTGCCGCAACTACTGGCTGGCGGTCAGGTAGCCGCGCAGCCGCAACAGGGGCAAATGCCGCCCCCTCCGCAGCCTCCGGCTCCCGGTCAGGCTTCGCAGCCTATGCAGCAGGGCGCGCCGCTTCCCGGCATGGGTCCGGCGCCGGGTGGCGTGCAGCCCCCGTTGCCCCCTGGCGGTGCTCCGCAAGGCGCAGGGCCCCAGCAACCGTTGCCGCCTTTCCGGCCTATGCCGACCACGCCGCCGCAGTCGATGGCGCCACAAGGCGTGATCCCCGCGCCGCCGGCTCAGGCTGCCGCAACTGCCCCGCAGCAGCAGCAGCAGGGGGGCCCGTTGTCGCTTCAGGGCGCAGTAAAGGTACTTCAGGATCAAGGGCTGTCGGGCGCCGACCTGCTGGCCGGGCTCCAGCAGCTCACGCCTGTATTGGACGCGCAGTCGAAACAGCAGGCCGCGCAGCTCCAGGCGCAGTTCACGCACGAACTGAAATTGCAACAGTTGCAGGTTCAGAAGGATTCGTTGCAGGCTCGCATCGATGCCGCCAAACAGGCGTCTGAGGATCGGCAACTGGGTATCCAGCAACGGGCGGATGCCGCGCGCGAAGCAAACGCGATGCGCGGCGAGTCAATCGCGCTCCGCAAGCAGATAGCCGCGCAATCGAACGGTGAAGACGCGAAGTTTTCGCCGGATGACCTTAAATTCCTTGCGGAACAGGCGCGGCAAGGTGACACGTCCGTCTACCAGAACCTCGGACGCGGCGCGCAAGGCGCGAAGAACATCATTGCGCTGCGACGTGAGGTCATGAAGCAGACGCGCGAAGCTGGCGGTACGGGCGCTGATGTGGCTGCGGCTAATGTCGGGTTCCAGGGTGAGAAGGCGGCAGCGCGCACGGGCGCGACCAAAGCAGCGAACGTCGGGATGGCCGTGGCCGAAGCGCAGCAGACGTTCCCGCTTGTGCGGGAAGCGTCGGCGGCATTGCCGCGCGGCCAGTTTGTACCGGTGAACCGCGCGTTGCAGGCCGCGCAAACGAATACGGGCGATCCGCGCGTGATCGCGCTCGGCACGGCGCTTAACACGTCGGTGAACGCCTATGCGCGCGCGATCAGCCCTTCCGGTACGCCTACCGTGTCCGACAAGGAGCACGCACGCGAACTGCTGTCCACGGCCAACACGCCGGAACAGTTGAATGCGGTTCTGAACATCATGGAAAAGGAAATGGCTGCCGCGTCGCGCGCGCCTACCGAAGTCATGGCGCGGCAGAAAGCGCGCGTATCAGGCAGGCAGGAAACCACGGCTTCCGACACAGGCGCTCCGGTTCGCGTGTCGTCAGACGCGGATTACGCAAACCTGCCGTCAGGTACGGACTTCATCGCGCCTGATGGCTCGCATCGGAGAAAACCATAATGGCCGGCTGGCAAGATGCACCCCTGATTACGGCAGGCAGCAGCAAAGGCAAAGCGGCCTGGGAAGACGCGCCGGTTGTCGGCACGGGCTCATCCCCGCCCACTCCGCCGGCGCAGCCTCCGCAAAGCATGGCAGGGTTTGTCGGCGGTAATCTGGCGAAGGGGGCCGCGCAAGTGGCGGGCATCCCGGCTGCTGTCGGCAGCCAGTTGCTTGCGGCTACTGAGACGCCGGGGGAAGAGAAGTTCCGCGCGCTCATCAAGGCGCCCGCGCCTAAGCGCTCGGACTCCGCTATGGCCGGTAGTCAGGAGCATATCGAAGACCTGTTGCGGCAGCATGGCGTTATTACGCAATCCGCTGAACCGCGCACAACGGCACAGAAGTACGGTGCTGCCGCTTTGCAGGCGCTTCCTTCTGCGGCCATTCCCGGCGGCGGGGCGTCCGCCTTGTCGCGCGTAGGCGCAGCCGTGGGCGGCGGACTCGGCGGCGAAGTCGGGCGCCAGATCGGCGGAACGCCAGGGCAGATCGCAGGTTCGCTGATCGGCGGTGCAGCAGGCGGAATGGCCGGCGCTGGACGCGGCATCCCGAAGCCGCCTAGCGAAGCCGCGCGTGCATCGCAGGCATCCGGTATTCCGCTTACGTTGGGTCAGGAGACGGGCAGCAAGGCGCTTACCTTCACAGAGAACACGTTGCGCGATCTGTTCCCGTCCGCCGGCACCGCGCACGCGGACGAACTGGCACAGGTCACGGCGGGCGCGAAGCGCGTCGATGATCTCGCAAGCACGATGGGTCGCGCGACTGCGGACCCGGAAGCAATCGGCAACCAATTACGCTCATCCTACAAAAACACCGTCGAGAACATCGACAAGCTACGCAGTTCGCAGGCCGCAACCGACTACGGCGCGGTCCGTTCACTGGCGGCAGGCAAGCCGGTTATCGGCTACAAAAACACGCTGGACACGCTGGACAAGATCATCGCGGAGAACAAAAACGTCCCGACCGGCGACGCGCCGAAGATCGTGAAGCAGGCGCAACAGGCAAAGGATTTGCTAGCGAAGCAAGGCACGGCCACGGTTGATGACGCGATGAAGACGCGGAGCGCGTGGGGGAAAGCCTCACGCCGAACTGGCAACGTGTTCTCCGACATTGATCAGAACGCGAATCAGGTCTACGCAAAGCGCCTGTTTGGCGCCATCAATCAGGATTTTAATGACGCCTCGAAAGGCGGAACGCCTATCGCGCAGGCTTTGGCAAAAGCGAACCAGAATTACGCGAAAGCTTCGCAATCCATCGACTTCATCAAGAAATCCGCACTCGGCAAACTGCTAGGTGAAGACGTGACTGACGCGGCCTTTACGGGCGCTACGGCGTCCACCAAGGCGCCGGAACTGATCGCAAAGCGGTATCTGAACATGAATCCGAGTGAGGCCAGATCGGTGACCTCGATTCTTCAGCAGCATGACCCGCAAACGCTTCAGGACGTGAAGTCTTTCGTTTTGCGGAACGGCCTGGAGGCGGCAAAGAATGACGTGCCCGGTGCGCCGCCGATCTCGTTCGCAAAGTTCCGCAAGGAAATCGACAAGGTACAGCCTAAGCTTGCTGAAATGGGCTTCACGAGCAAAGAGATAAAGGACATCAAGGACGTTACCGACACGATGGCGCGCGCGGGCGATAAGACGGGCGTCAACACGTCCAAGACTACGGGCGTCGCGCACCTTGCCAGTCTCCCCGCGCTCGCGATCTCGCACCCTATGGCGGCAGTCGGCGCTGTTGTGACGCCTTACGTTGCGTCCAAGGCGTTGCTGACGCAACAGGGCCGCGATCTGCTGCGCAAAGCCTACAGCGCGGCGAACGGCAAAGCGCAATCGGCGGCAGTCGGCGCGCTGCGCGCGCAGTACGGACAGCCTACTGATCGCGGTGGTCGGACGAGCCCGCAACCCACCAGCACACAATTAGCATCACCGCCGCAATGATATCCAGCCAGGGGTTCAGGTTCATTTGCGGTAGTTTTCCCACGGGCCATGCACGATAGGCGCGTCTTGCCATGCGGGATGCGAAGCTTCGTGCCTCGTAAGCATGACGCCTAGCGTGATAGTCTGAACGAGTAGAATTGCGGCGAGTAGTCCTTTCATGGTGATCTCCCGGGTTGTTACGACCACTATAGCAAATGCAAAATGAAAATACTAGTGATTGATGTCGGTTCGAACGCGCTTGATCTGTGCATGCGCTGGCAGATGCAAGGTCATGAGATTCGTTGGTACGACAAACCCCGGCCAGATGGTACAGACCGCCACGCGGGTGAGGGTTTCGTGCACAAGATTCGCGACTTCAACGACCTCCGGAAAAAGTGGATCGGTTGGGCAGACCTCATCTATACGCCTGACAATGTTTCCTATCTCGATCTGCTAGAGCCGTACCGCCGGATCGGTTACCCGATCTTCGGCTGCAATCTCGACGCCGTAGAGTGGGAACTGGACCGCGAGCACGGGCAAAAGGTCATGGAAGAGTGCGGCATGCCGTGCATTCCGGGTAAGACGTTCCATGATTACGATTCAGCCATCGCTTACGTAAAAAAGCAGGGTAAAGCGTTTGTCTCCAAGCCGTCCGGTGACGGCGAGCGGGCAATGTCCTACGTTGCGAACTCGGCGGCGGATCTGGTCTACATGCTTGAGCGCTGGAAGAAGATCCCGAAATACGTCAAGTCGGCCAAAGAAGACGGATTTATCCTCCAGGAGAAGATTGACGGGATGGAGATGGCCGTGGGCGGGTGGTTCGGGCCGGCTGGATGGTCCAAAGCAGGATGGGTTGAGAACTGGGAGAACAAGAAACTGATGAACGGCGATCTCGGCGTGAATACGGGCGAGATGGGCACTACGGTGCGCGTCGTCAAAAAGTCGAAACTCGCTGACCAGGTGCTGAAGCCTGCTACAGAACATCTCCATCGCGTGGGGTACGTCGGCTATGTTGATGTGAATTGCATGATAACGCACGATGGAACCCCCTATCCGCTTGAGTGGACCATGCGCGACGGCTGGCCTATCCGCCACAACCTGACCGCGCTGATTGAAGGCGATCAGGCCCAATGGATGCTCGATCTGGTGAACGGTCGCGACACGCTGAAGGTGAAGACCGATGTAGTCTGCATCTCGGTTCTCATGGCCCTGCCCGACTTTCCCTATTCGAAGATAACGAACAAGGAACTTTGCGGCATACCGATTTACAATGCGGAAGACATGGAACACCTTCATTTCTCCGAAGTCATGATAGGCGATGCGCCGCGCGAAGTGGGCGGGAAGGTGGTTAGCCTTCCGGGCCCTGTGACAGCAGGGGACTATGTTCTGATTGCGACGGGAACGGGCGAAACGATAACTGGCGCGCGCCGCAGTGCGTACAGTGCCCTAAAGAAGGTAAAGATACCGAACTCTCCTTTTTACAGGACAGACATAGGAGCTGGCCGGCTAAAGAAGCAGTTACCAGACCTTCAGAAACTTGGATTTGGATTGGGTCTTTCTTACTAGGAGTCATCATGCCGCTCGCAAAAGGCAAATCGAAAGAGGCTGTCAGGAAGAACATTAAGACAGAGATGAAAGCCGGCAAACCGCAAAAGCAGGCCGTGGCTATCGCTTTGAATCAGGCTCGCAAGAAGGAAAAGAAATGACTTCCCGTGCGCGAAAGAGCGGCCTGATTTCCGAACAGTCAATCAAGACCGCCCTGACAGAAGCCAAGGGCGACATCTTTCTGGCCGCGTGCGCGCTAGACTGTACCCCGCGCGAGTTTGATCTCTTCATTCGTCGCAGTGCCGCCCTCCAGTCCTTCGCGGGTGCCATAGAAACAGTGAAGATTGATCCGGCTTACTCGCGCATGAGTGCTGAGCAGTTCGAAAATCAGGTTTCGGATCTCATGCGCGCCTTCCGGGTAGACGGGATAAATGAAGTTCACAAGCTCGCTACCATGGAGTTCGGGGATAGCGCCGCCCTCGCCAAGGTTAAGCTCGACGCGGCACTCGCTCTCTCCGGTAAAACGGGGACGACTGCTGGCAACAGTGAGACTGAGAACGCCCTTGCTGAATTGAATGCTCTCTATCATGCTAACGCTCCTCGTATCAAGGAAATCCGGCAAACCGTCATCACAATGACAGATGGTCGGGAAGTGACTCCACTAACGATCGAACAGCTGCCAGATCACTAAGCGCGCGCTGTCGTTTGCGCTCTACAACCTGCCAGTCGGGTTCCTGCGCCGGATAATGCATCCGGCGTTTCAGGTCGATGTACCCGAACTTGCCTAGTTCCTCGATCATCGATTTATGGCCTGACTCGATGATCGCGTTCTTCGTCAACATGCCCGATTCCAGCCAGTCGTAGGCCGGTAGCATCTCCTCGCGCTCCGGCGCCAGGCGCTTCTGCACGTACCAGTGCTCGACCGGATGGAGCGCATTCTTGATGTACTGCAACTGGCTGATCGGAATGCCCGTTTCCGTAGCCAGTTCGCTGTTCGTGAACGGCTGGCCGTTGGCGATCGTCCATATCTCACGCAACAGGTCCGCAGTCGGAAAGCGCAGATCGATGCATTCCTCGTGCGTAGACCACGACACGGGGTTCGGGATTACGCCATACTCGTTATTGCGCCAGTTGCACGCCTTCAGGCGGTCCATGTCATAGGGCGCCTCAACCATAACCGTAACGTCGGTCTGGTAGCCATCCTTCGGGTGCGTGTCCTGTTCAATCAGGATGCCGCCCAGGTTCTTCCAGCGTGTCAGTTGCGTCTCGCTCGCCGGAATCCAGCTTGCGTATTGCAGGACGGGGAGCCCGTCCAGCGCGGCCGTCTTGAAGTAGACGGGCTTAAGGATCGTGTACCCACGATTGAGGATGACATGCGTAAATTGCTCGTACGCCTTCTTGACGGACGCCGCAATATCGGTTGTGCTGTAGAGTTTCATTTCATCCCCAAAGCCCGCATCGCAAGTTGTCGAACCTCTTCCGTCACCGCGTGGCCGAGGTCCTGCATATCGACCAGGCGGCGCGCGAACGCCGCCAGATCGAGCACGGCTCGCGTATCGCTGCGCAAAGGCGCGTACAGGTGTTCTGTGGCTTTCTTCTGCATCTCACTCTGATATGTGTTCGGGTACTGAACCAGTTTTTCGAGTTGCGTTACCCGCGCGTATAGCTCTGCGATTTGTTTTCGTTCAAAGCTAAAGTCCACGTTCGTTTTATAGCCTGCGTTCATATCGTTGCACTGATTCACTTACTTTCTCCTTTTCATAGCCTGCATCAGAATTTCCTGAACCGTCTTCTTGCTTTCAAGACGTTCAAGTACGTCAAAGTCCACCGTATCGCTTGCCAGAATGTAATGAATAAATACCGGTCTATCATGTCCTGCCTGCATCTGCCGAACGGGTCCGATCCGTTCAATGATCTGCGCGTGCTCTTCGAGATTCCAGTTCACGGTAAAGAATACGAGTATATTTCCGCCATCCTGTAGATTAAGACCGTGGCCGGCACTAGCAGGATGAGCGAATAGAACAGGTATTTTTCCAGCATTCCACGCGCGTATGGTTTCGGGATCAGAGTCCAGAACCCGACCGCGAGGAAAAGCAGCAAGGAGACGAGCAAGATCGTGGCGGAAGTGATAAGCCACCAGAACAGGTGCGCCGTTCGCCTCTTCGATAATGTCATCAAGCGCGCTGATCTTCGCATCGTGAACCTCCTGCCAGTTGCGTTGGTCATCGGTATAGATCGCGCCCGCTGCCAGCTGGAGACACTTCTGCGTCTTGCTGGCCGCGTTCAGCGCTTCGATTTCCGTGGGACCTAAATGCCCCTCTAATTCGAGGAACATCTTCTTCTCCATATCCCGGTACTGCTGCCGTGCCTTGTAAGGCAGATCCACTACGATCTTGTTGCGGATCGGTTCGGAGAGATTGAAGTAGTCCTTCGCATCCAGCGATAAGCACACGTCGGATATGAGCGTCTGGATCTGGGACTGTGCACATTCCACGGGCTCCAGCCCGTACCCGTCGTAACTCGTCCTGAACCACCGTTGCGAAAAGGCCGCAAACGACTTGCCAAGTCTCTGGCCCCCATCCACGAACCACATCGGGCCCCATAAATCTTTCAGCCCATTCGGGGCCGGTGTGCCAGTAAGGCCTATCCATCTGTCCACCTTCTTGTGTGCGACTTCTGCGAGTGCCTTGGCGCGCTTCGTACCCTGGCGCGTGCGGAAGCCTTTGAGTTTCGTCACCTCATCCGCGACGATCGTCTTGAACGGCCACGGGCGGGGGTTGTATTTGAACCAGTCTACGAGCCACGGTACGTTTTCGTAGTTGATAGTAAATATGGCGGATTCCTGACGTAGTGCAAGTGCCCGCTGTTCCGCGTTTCCAACCACGGGCGTGACTGGCAAGTCAAGGCCCCATTTTTTGACTTCGTCAGGCCACGTACTTTGGGCAACACGAAGAGGCGCGAGTACAAGTGTCGGGGAGTCATCGACAAGGGCCAAGGTTTCCAACGCCTTAAGGGTGCTGATCGTTTTACCGAGGCCCATAGGGACAAAGGCATTGCATCTCTCCTTTTCAAGCAGGAAATCGCGAATGATTTCCTGATAAGGGCGAAGTTTCATCAGTCAACACACCCGCAAGGAAGGTCGTAATCCTGCTCATAGGCTGGCAATGCGGATTCATCAATCTCTGTTATCGAGTACCGACGCCCAAGCCCCTTCACGGAAGTCAGTTCCGCGTTCTGTTCGATCTGCACAGCCTTCGCGAACAGAGCAGGGTATTCGCGCTTTAGCTGCACCCATTCCTGCTTCTTCTGCTGCGGGCAGAAATAGCACGATGACTTGCCGGGGCGCGGCAACTTCATGTAGCGCTGGATCATTTCTATGCAGTCATCGCGATCCATACCGGCAGTAATCAAAGGGTACTGGTATTCGTATTTGTCGTCAGCAGGACGCATACGGCGCTCCTCCCCCGCTTCATAGCCGATCATCTTCACGACGCGCTCACCGCAGGACCATATTGCTTTGCAACGGGGGTCTTCGCGGTCGCGGCGCTCCTGGGGTTGTATCTTGTACTTTGTCGAACAACCCTTGAACCCAAACGCCGCACTGGGTAGCGTCTTTTGATTTATACAGTCCTGCGACAGAATACGCGTGCGGCCTTCGCGGTCTACCCAGCGAACGATCTCGATTTCCGGAAAGCCTACGCGCTTGCACCATTCGCTCACCAGCTTGACGAACTCGTAGGTGTGCGGCTTCTCGTCGCCTGTATCCGCGAACGTGATCTGGTCAGGCCGTACGCCCCGCTGGTGGAGTAATCCGAGCAGGGCTGTGGAGTCAGTGCCGCCGCCGTAAGAGACGATTAGCATTTTCCGCCCCCGCCAATCACAAGCCCCATTGCCGCTGCGCAAATCACGCCCCAAACCAGAACCGCAATAGTCCAGATGCTCATTTCAGTATCCTATGAATTTGTCCACGTCTTCTTTCGAAGAAATAACCCGCACGTCAGCGCCGTGAGCGCGCATGCGGGTGTGCACCCGCACCTGGTCGGCGCGCGGCTCTTTGCCCGGTGCTTTCAGCTCGATGAAGTATACGGAGCGGTCAAATATGGCGATTCGGTCAGGCACGCCGCGAACGCCGGGGCTGACGAACTTGAACGATATCCCGCCCGCTTCCTTCACGCGGCGCACGAAGTAGGCTTCGATTACCGACTCTCTCACGATGCGAAGCAGTACCCGAAGAACGCGCCGACGATCAGCACGCCGACAATAGCAACCAGCCGTTCGTGCTTGCGGCAATGCACGATGTCAAAACGATGGTAGGCGCCGAACGCTTCCTGTACGCTGCGCGGCGTCGGGCGATAGTGTTTTGCGTCTCGTGAAAACATAACGGCCTCACTTTTGATGAACGGTCACATCGTTCTTCGTAACAGCGTGAAGATCGAGCCATTTCTGATCGGCGCCTTGAACGAGACAACCCGTTGTCCAGGTGAAGTAGGTCTTCGCGCCGGTCAACTGCGCGTAGTTGCTGCATTCCGCGCTCGCTGCAATCTTGACTGCAGTTGCTATTGCAAAAATTACGCCGGCTATAAAGCCTACGATGATGAGAACCGGAACACAGATATCTTCCCAGAAGTACATTTCATCTCTCCTTAGTTGTTGGTGAATTGACTATAGCAAATGCAAAACAGGAAATCAACCTTTTCGATAGCGGTACGCTTCGAACCCGGCAGCAGCTAGCGGCAGACCTTGCGCCCATCCGGAGCCCGCCGCCATGAGTTGTGACAGGTGCTTCGCGTTATACAGTTCGCCATCTGGTGCGTACGTAATCAGTTCATCGTGAATCGGAAGACGGATGCTGTAGCCTGCTTCGAGCACTGCCGGATAGCAGGATTTGAACACATCGCGCGCTACTGCCTGCGTCATGTTCTCGACCAGTTTTCCGCCGTATGTGGTCAGCCTTTGCCACTTTCGCGAGTACTGATTCATGCCCATGTAAGACAGTTTGCCGTCTTCGACTCGTGGCGCGGGGTACGACAATGCGCGACCCGATGGCAGGACGATAAGCAACCAGTTTCCTTTGCGGATCATGGTTACTTTGCGGCACTGAATTGTTACGCCCTCGTTTTCTACGGCGGCTATAGCGCAGTCTTTCACTTCTGGCCAATAGCCAGAAATCCGGTTGTTAGCGCGACGCCACAGGCGCTTTATCGAGTCACACATCATGAACGTTTCAGGCTTCAGGCCGAATGTCGGACGCTTTGTGTCTGTCGCCCACGTATAAAACTTCTCCGCCTCGCTCCACACGTCGTCCGGCACCTCCGCTTTCATCGCGTCCAGGTCGATTCCATAAGTCGCGGCTCCTGTGATGAACGCACCAACACCGCCCTCAAAACCAAGGAAAAGTTCAATCACCTTGCCTATCTGTCGTTGCCATTTCTCGACTTCGGCAGGGTCAACGCCAAACGTTGATCCGTAACCAATCTCATAAAGATCAGGGCCTCCGTTCTTATCCAGCTCCCGGAACGCCTTCAGCTTCCACTCTTCGCCAGCCAGCCATGCAAGTACGCGCCCTTCGATGTTCGACAGATCGGCAACGACAATCTTCGACTTCGGCGGCGCGATGATGACGCCTCGCATGGCGTTCGCGCACAGTTCCATCACGTTGTCCGTTATGAGGTCCGCGCATCCCGCCTTGATAGCCTCGATACCCTTATCGATTTCATCCGCTTCGAGCGTCGGACGCATCAGGTTCTGCGGCTGGAACAGGCGGCCCGCGTCGCGCCCCGTGCGCCCCGCCCCGCAAAACTGGATCACGCCTCGCAAATAGCCATCCGACGACGTGCAGCGCATCACGCGTTTGTATTTACTGACAGATGACGTGGACGCCATCAGCCTTATAGAAAGAAGCTCGCGTACCCCGTCTGGCAGAGAAGGGTCCAGTAGGCGTCGTTCCAGGGTGTCGGCTCGCATGTCGGGGAGCGAAACGCCGTGCTCGGCGAGGATGTGCTCAAGCAATTTGTCTCGCTGCGTCGCGGATGTAACTGCGCCCAGTGTTGCTTCGCTAACATCGCTTGCAAGCTGGGCTTGCGCAACGTTGACCGCCTCGATGGCTTTCTCAGATAGTTCAAGATCGACATAGATTCCCTCGTTATTGATTCGCTGATCCAGTTGCCAGAGTCGCAATTCGAATTCGTGATTCGGATAGTTCCACTTCGGCATCTTCTGGTGCAGGATACGCATGGACGTAATATCCGACTTCGCGTACTCGATGAACTCCGCCCACTCTGCCGGGTGCGTTTCGCGGGTCTTGCGGCGCAGTTTCTGGTTAGCGGGTTGCGGCATGCAGAACATGCGAATCAGTTGCTTGCCGCGTTTGCTCTTCGCCACATCGCTATCGAGGCGGAAGATATCGCAAAGCGTGTCAAGTTTCCCCGGCAGCCCGTGGCAGAGTGCCTGGACCATTGTGTCACGGTGACCGGGGTTTTCAGTCCAGCCCGCGAAGCCGGGTAACGCTTTACGGATCACAGTTCGATCAAAACCTCCGGAGTTATGTCCCCAAAACTCATCGCACTTCGCGATTGCATCCAACAATTGAAAAGGCACAGTAGGCCAGCGCGTTCCCTCACTAGAGACGTCCCAACACTGAACCGGCCCGTCATCAATGGCCCACGCGAACAGCAGTACCTCCGCGTTCTCCGCGTACCGGTGCGCGCCGTCGTTGATCGGGGTTTCGCTGTAGGTTTCCAGATCCCACCAGAGTTTCATACCGGGCGCTCCCATTCTTCCTGGTACTCTTCGCGCGCGTCGTGGTAACCCTCGTCGTAACCCTCTTTTCGGGCGTCCTCTAATTCGTCAGCATCCGTTTCATGAGAGGCTTTCGCGAAGCGCGCAGCGGCTTCGACAATCGCGTCAACATCACGGTCATCCGCGTTCAGCACGCGGCGCAATTCTTCATCGCTATAGCTGCCGTACTCCATGTCTATCTCCTTTGCTGAGAAAGGCCCCGTAGGGCCTTTGCGTTACGCCAGATCGTCTTCCGCATCCACGGCATCGAAGCCGTCATCCGAGGGCCGCGAAGCGCCGCCGAACGAGTCACCAGGGGCGTCGTACTGGACGCCAAGCAGACCGCAGCGCATGCCGCGATACGTGCCCGCCTGCGCCCACATCTCGACCTTTGCGTTGACGTAGCAGCCGGCGTAGATCACGCCTTCCTTACCGGTCAGGCGTTGCGCCTTCCCCGTCTCCGGGTCCTTCACATTGTGCAGGAACAGCGGCGCGCCGTCCTTCGCCTTGCGCACGCCCGACAGTGCATAGCGGTCTTCGAAGCCTTCGTATACTTCACCCGTCTTGTCCTTCTTGTTCTTCTGATACGAATAGGCTTTCTTGTCACCGCGCAGGTCTTCAAGCATCGTGTCTGCCTTCTTGCCCCAGGCCGCAACAGCTTCCGCCTGAATCGCGGCCTGGATTGCCTTGTCGTTAGCCGAACCCGGCTCTACGATGAACGTGGCGGTATGGCGGAAATCGCCCTTGCCTTCGTACTGGCCCGGTTCGAACAGTTCATCAATGAACGCGATACGGACATGCTTCAGTTGGACGATAGTACCCATTTTTAAATCTCCTTAACAAAGTTCGTCTACAGTGTCGAAGCCATCTTCGACAGGTTTAATTTCAATCGCCGGCCGGTTGTCCGATTCGTGAACCACGTGTGGCTTACCCTCGGCTTGCACGACCAGTTGTTCAATCTGCTTCAGGCGTCGCGGCTGGTCCTTCAATGCGTCCAGAATAGGCTTCGGTCCAAGCAGCTTGAACGAATACATCTCATCCTGTTTCATCTTGAACTTCTTCATGAGGGCTTCCGCTTCCTCATCCGAAGACCACGCCCGGTTACCCCGCTTGCCTGCTACGACCTTCACGCCCGGTACGGTGTTACCGGCGAACACTTCGTACTCGATGCGTGCGCGAACGGCTTTGATCCAGTCTTCGAGCAGTTCTAGTTGCTCGAATTTCTCTCCCAGTTTTTCGACAGGAATTATCTGGGCGCTGACATGCGGTGCCGAAAAAGTGTCGAAAGATTCCTCAATCGCTTCCTCAACCACGTTGCGCAGCGCAGGACAAACCGCTTTTGCCTTGCACCACTGGCAGGTCTTCTCCGCCGGCGAGAAATCCTCTTCCTTCAGCGCGCGCTCACCTGCCATCTTGTGAATCAGGATTGCCTTCGCGGCGCGCGGTGAAGCCCACTCTACCCACTCATTCACAATCGCTGGCGTTACCTGCCATTCGCTGTTCGTGCGTAGCGGCTGTTCGATCACGAAGCTGATGTTGCGGAACTCATCGACCAGTGAGAATTTCTCGATGACCCCTGACATGTACATCAGACCCTGTGTGTTGCCTTCCGCGAGCACTTCCGTATAGCCGAACTTCGCGTCGATCACATCAGCATCTGTGCTGCCATCTGGCCAAGATACCCGCAAGACAATATCAACACGGCCCGTCGCGTTATCCTCACCAGTGATGTGATCCACGGGTACGTCCTGTTCAACGTCAATAGCAACAGAAGCCCCACGAAGCACGTAAGCAAGTATGCGCTCGTTGACGCTATCCAGAACAGTTTGAACATCGGCAGCTAACTCCTTGTTGACCGTGTGCCCCTTCTTCAGGATATGGCCTTCATAGACCATCGCGGCCTTACCGAACTCCAGACAGAGAGCCAGAAGTTCGTGTTTGTCCGTACCCAGGTCGGCGGCCTTCGAATCGCCATCCGGCTGCCCGATTTCCATTGCCAGCGAGTTCGCGCAGTTCAACCACTTGGCGGACGATGACGGACTGGCTAACGCGTGGTATTCGTCACTCATGCGAAGCCTCCGGATCGACTTCGCCAGCCGCGACACGGTTCATGTAGACCACGTAGTCAGACCACTGGCTCTCGTTCAGGGTCTTGGCAGTCGTGACACCGAACCGCGCGAGGCCAGCCACGGCTTTCAACTTGTCGATCTTGCTCACTGCAATCGTGACGTTCTTCACGTCATCGTAAGTCACCGATGCTTGCGAGGAAGGCGGTGAAATGTCGGTAATGGGACTCGATTTCGTCTCGGCGTTTGGGACTTCCTTCTCCGCATCGCGTTGCGCCTTTGCTTCATCCTCGTTCGCGGGCGGTGCGGTGGCTTCAGTCTGCGCAGCAGAAACCACTTTCTGAATGCTTTCAGGCATCTCGACAAGAACCGTTTGCGTTCTCATAACGCGAGTCAGTTCTACGACTGCTGCTGTCAGCAGTTCGATCTTCGATTCCAATGACATTTGTATCTCCTTTGGTGGGTGACTGCGGTTCGTAATTTAGCGGCGGAAAATTTCGCTGTCAAGCTAATTTTGCACTTGCGTTCTCGTTTTGCATTTGCTATAGTTCAGTCACGTCAGGAGGAAATATGGACGACACCAGTATGGCATTCACGATCGGTATATCGTGTCTCGCGCTCATCACACTACTCGCCATCATTCGCGAAGTACTGCTGAAGAAAGAACGCGATGAGTGGGCCAGGAAATTCGAACGACGTAACCGTAGCAACTATGATGACAGGGGGATTTAGTGACAATCCAGAAGTTCAAAACGTGGATGAAAGAATCCACCATCGATGAAAAGCGGGAACTGGCAGAGAAAGCGCAAACGTCTTTGAGCCTTCTCTACCAGCTGTCCTACGATCCACCGAACAACCGGAACGCAAGTAGCGGCCTGGCTGGCCGAATTGAGAAAGCGGCAGCAATGATTGGCAAGCGCAAACGCCATGCACCGCTACCTGAACTGCGGCGAGGTGATCTGGCTGAAGACTGCGCGAATTGCAAACTGTATAAGGAGTGCGGAGAATGACGCCCCTTCAGTTGCGACTTCTCAATGTCGCGATTTACCTGGACGAGCACGGCATGCCTGCGTGTGCGAAGGCAGTAACGGAAGCAATAGAGGAGATTGAAAATGCGAGACAACTTCGCGGTACGGCTGATCCGGATGAGAAGCCAGAAGGGTCTTCGCAGCGCTGACCTTGCGCGCCTCATGGGCGTGTCTGGCGGCATGCTGTGGAACCTTGAGGCTGGCAAGGTGCAGCCGGCAGGGCGCACGCTGGTGAAAGCGTGCCGCGTACTGGAATGCTCGGCTGACTATCTGTTGTGCCTTTCTGATAACCCGGAACTGAAATGAAACCCTTACTCCTGCTTCTCGCGTTGCCGCTCACGGCTCACGCTTCGTGGTTCACGTACGAGGGAGGGGCGGGCCTGACATCGTTCGAGACTGAAGACGGTCGCTGGTATCAGCAGCGCATGGACCATAGCCTTACCACTATCGCCCCGGAGTACTCGATAGGCATCACAGGCCCGGTCGTCACGCGCGGCGCCTGGGGCGTGGACTGGCATCTCGATTACGTGAACCTGGGCCGCGCTTCGGCCTCCTGCCAGTGCGACACGTCGGACAGCGACTACGCAGCGCACAACACGCGCCACACTGCCCTGTTCACGGGCTCAGGCCGCGCGCTGGGCGTCTCGCTGACCGTCGAGCCTTACCGGTGGTACGGCGGACTGCGGTACGGTCTGGAGGCCGGTGCGTACGTCTACCGGTCCACGTGGAGTGAACAGGTGTACGGCTGGTCGGTTGGCGGTCCGCCACAGGATATGAGTCTGTCGGCTAGCCGGTGGAACGTGGCGCCTGTCGTGGGTGTGTCTGTGGGCGGCGGCGCGTGGTCGGTTAGCTACCGGCATTACTTCATGCGCATGAACAGCGCAAAACAGAACGTTCCGCCATTGTGGAACGATGCAGATGTGATTGAAATCAAAAGGAGATTCTGAGATGGAAAAGAAAACTTACGCGGCAGCAGAGCCGAAACTTACGGTGTGGTATGGGCCTATGCCTGAGAGCAACGGTAAGACCAACTGGACCGCGATCCTGCACAAGGGCGACGTCACCGAGGGCATCACCATTGACTGTTCGGAGTATCCGGACCGCGTTCGATACGAAGCCGACCGCATGCGCTGGATGATTGGCGAACTGGATGCAGATCCTTGGATTCTGGATTACGACGCCGACAAGCACAGTGGGTATGTTGCGCCGACAGCCGCTAGCGGGCAGAAGCTGACGAATCGAATCTACGACGCGATGGTGCTGCATTGCGAAGTGAAGGGCTATCCCGTTGAGCCGGAAGTGATAGACGAGCTGGCGCGCGTTGCGTCCGATATCGACGCAACCGAACTTTAAGGAGATTCTGAGATGGAAAAGATGCTTGCTTACCACAATGACCCGGCTATCAAACTGAAGTATCAGGCGCGCTTTGAAGCGCACCGCAGGGCGGATGAAGTGATCCAGGGTACGGGTTTCGCGAACGGGCGTGGCTGCTTCGTCGGCTGCACGCTGGACGCCTACGACCACTCGCGGTTCCCGGTCGAGCTTGGCTGGCCTGAATGGCTGGCGCATCTCGCTGACGAGATCTTCGAAGGTATCCCGCGCGAAGAGGCGCTGCAGTTCGGGACTGACCTTCTGGAAGCCGTGCAACCGGGTAAGGACCTGGAGCCCGTGCGCTGGCAACTGGCCGCGTTGCGCCATCGCAAACAGTTAGCCGCGCTTGTGGGCAACGAGGAGGAATACGCTGTTCAGGTTCGCGCGGCACTTGAACAGGTGATTGCGTATTGCGAATCGGAAATGAAAACCGACGAATCGCGGGCAGCGGCAGCCCGTGCGGCGTGGTCGGCGGAGTCGGCGGCGGAGTCGGCGCGGTCGGCGGCGGAGTCGGCGGCGGAGTCGGCGCGGTCGGCGGAGTCGGCAGCGTGGTCGGCGCGGTCGGTGGCGTGGTCGGTGGCGCGGTCGGCGTGGTCGGCGGCGTGGTCGGCGCGGTCGGCGGCGGCGTGGTCGGCGCGGTCGGCGGCGGCGGCGGCGGGGTGGTCGGCGGCGGCGGGGTGGTCGGCGGCGTATCGCTGGGAACGAGACACCTTGCTATCCCTTCTCCGGAATATGTAATACACTCACGCCGTCTCCTTTGTTGTTTTCAGAGCCCGCTTTCGAGCGGGCTTTTTCTATTGCAGGGTTCAGATTTAGGGAGTAGGATTCAGGCTTTACAGACCTGAACAAGGAGATACAACGTGCTCATTCCCATCGCCGACGTTCTGGCGCTTATTCCTGTCTCTCGCGTCACCCTCTACAAGCGCATGCAGGAGCCCGACTTTCCTAAAGCCGTCAAGATCGGCGGTCGGGTGTTCTGGAAGGATCACGAGATCCACGCCTACATCGACTTGAAACAGAAGACGGAGGCGTAATTGCCCCAATTCCTCAAACAGTACGGCGAACAGCTGGTCGCGCTCGGGTACACGGTGCTTCCGATCCGGCCTGGCACCAAGCGGCCTGACCTGAAGAACTGGCCGCAGCACGAGACGAGTGAAGAAGACGTCCGCAAGTGGTACAGCAACGGTCGCGCCGACCACGGGGTTGGTGTGAACGCCCGGTGGGCGCCCGCGATTGACGTTGACGTGCTGGACCCGGAAGTGGCGCAGCAGATGTCAGACGCCATCGACGCGATCTTCCCCGGCGAACGTCTGATGACCCGAACCGGGCTCGCGCCCAAGTTTCTGGTTCCGTTCCGGTCTGATGAGCCGTTCCGGAAGATGACTTCTCACGTGTACACGGATGATACAAATGAACACAAGGTCGAAATTCTCGGAGACGGGCAGCAATGGGTCGCCTACCACATCCACCCCGACACCGAACAGCCCTACCATTGGTGGGACGGGCTTGGAGACGATGGTCTGCGAACTGTTTCACGTGAGAGCCTACCGCCTCTTTCCCGAGGAGATGCTCAACGCGTTATTGACGCATTCGAACGCATTGCGTCCGGAAAAGTACAGGACGGATCATGGCGCCTTCGCTCCGGGGCAGTGGACGCTGCTAGCGCTGGAAGTGTGGTGGGTCCTGACAGTAAAGACGATCCGTTTGCGGCGTATGCTCAGCCGGTAACAGATCTTTCCCGTTCGCAGATAGAGTGGCTTCTAAAAAAGCTACCTCTTTCTGACCGCGATGGCTGGTTGCGCGCGGGCCGTATCCTGCACGACCAGTACGGGGCTTCCGAGGAAGGTTTCGACTTCTGGACAGCGATTAGCGAAGATCATGAGAAATACGACGCTGACGACCAGCGGCGCGTGTGGGAGTCGTTTGGTCATTCAGACAAGCCGGAGACGCTGCGCGCGCTGCTGAAGGAGTTCGGACAGCCGCCGGCAGAACACAAACCCGCCCCGCCCCATCCGCAAGCCACGAAGGATGATCCTGTCCCGTTCACCGAGGGTTCGCTATTCGCGGAAGGGTTCCAGGACATCGACTGGCTGATTGAGGACGTGGTGCCGCGCGCGCAGGTTGGTGTCATCTACGGTGCGTCCGGTTCCGGAAAGACGTTCTTTGCGCTCGACATGGCCTGCGCCGTCCAGCGTGGCGGGGTGTGGCGCCTGAAGCAGATCGAGCAGGCGGACACGTTCTACATCGCAGCGGAGGCCGGCAATGGCATCAAAAAGCGGATCGCGGCCTACATTCAGGCCAAAGGCGCTGGCGCCCTGCCGTGGTTTGTGGACTATCAGCCAAACCTCGCGACTCTCGAATCGGTGCACGCGATTTCCGCATCTGTGAAGCTGCGCTCTGCATCCCCCGGCCTGATCTTCGTTGACACGATGGCGCTCTCGCACGACGGCGACGAGAACAGCAGCAAGGATATGTCACTGCTGCTGCGTAACTGCAAGGTGCTGTCGGACGACACCGGCGCGCTGGTGGTTCTCGTCCACCACACGGGCAAGGACGAAAGCCGGGGCATGCGCGGCTCCAGCGCAATCTATGCCGGCGCTGACTTCGTGCTGGAGATATCCGCACAGGAAAAGGACCACGAGATGGTGGTTGACAAGCTGAAGGATGGTGAGCGCGGCGCGCGGTTCGGGTTCCGCCTGCCAGCGGTTGAGGTCGGCTCGACGCCGCGCGGCAAAGTCATCACCTCCTGTTACGTGGAAGAATCGGACAAAACGCTGGAGAAGGGAAAGAAGAACGGTCGCAAGCCACTCACCCATCAGGCGCAGATATTCATTTTCGACGTGTTCAGCGAGGCGCTCGGCATGTCGGAATCGATGAGCGAAACGGAACTCGTTGAAGCCGTTAAAGCGAAACAACGGGCAGCGGATAACGTTCCGTCACAGTCACAGAGCATCAAAGGGAGCATCAACAAGATGGTTATTTCAGGCCATATTTGTAAGGAAGGTGAAAGTCTGAGCCTGCCTCATTCGACTCATTCGACTCATTCAAGCTCATTCGAATGAGCCCGAATGAATTCATCTACCTCATTCATTTCATTCACACCCTAAGGGGTGAATGAATGAATGAGTGAATGAGGTGTTTTTGTAAGCAGTCTGAAAGTAAGGAAAATGAAATGTTCATAAAGCTGACTCACGGCGGTTTCGAGTTTCCTGTGGTGGTGAATTCCAATGAGGTCGTCTCAATCTGGCCCAGCGATCAACTCGGCAAAGGCAGCGAAATAAAATTCAGGAAAAACCACAAATCGATTCACGTTCTGGAGGACATGGAAGAGATTCTCGCGTTGCTGGCAGGAGGCAACGATGCGCCGCGATGACAGCGTTCTGTGCGTATGCTGTGGCCGGGAATTCAGCGTGCGCCTGCTGGAGCTTGTGAGATGGGAAGGGCCGTTGTGGTGCCAGACGTGTATCGGCAAGGCGGATCACGAACTGGCAGAGGCTGCACGGCGTGCGAGGAAGGCGCAGGAGCCGTTTGTAGAGCGCGAGTGATACGCAGGCAGCAGGAAAGAGAAACGGCCCGTTGTGGGCCGTTCTAGCCAAGCTTATCGGAACTTCCACCAAGCCTGGACAGCGATTGCGGCGCACGATACGGCGATCAGTGCGAAAGGGGCCAGGCAGGCTACGAGGACTTGGGCTTGGTAGTTCATTTCGTTTCTCCGTTGTGTTATCCAGTGACTCCACTATAGCAATTGCAAAACGAAAAGACAACAACGAACTGGAGAATTTTTCCAGTTCGAGGGTTTGTCCTTAGTGGATGGGCGCGAAGCCGATTGTGGACATCTGAGGGTTGGCCACAAGAAACGAATCGCGGTCCGGGAAGCCGGCGCATTCAGCCAGTTCGTCAGCGCACATCTCCAGCGTAGGCAGCCCGTGGCATTCGATCGAGCCGATCATTTCGTCGCCCGGGACCAGGATTGCGTATCGGATCATGTCAGCACCAGGTGATGTAGCGATAGTCAACGGTACGCCGTATGGACCAGTGACGGCGTAGCGCGGTCAGTTCCATGTCGTAGCAGCATACTTCGATGTAGCCGCCTGAGAGCAGTATCAGTTCTGTGTGAAGGTGGTTGAGGTTCACGATTTGTCTCCTGTTGTGGAGATTCCAGTATAGCAATTGCAAAACGAAGAGCAAGTAGAACTTTTGTCCATTATGGACGCGCGTGCCCGTTGCAAAGTCTTTCACTCACATCTTAGTGATTGCGGTTTGCGATACGGATTAGTGGCGAAATGCCCCTCTGTGCGAGCCCCAAAAACATCGATGAAGTTAGCGTTCACTAACCGCCAATATTGATTGCCTAGGCCAGTGATTTGCGGTCTGATATCGCGCATGTGTGTACGCACTTTCAACTTTCCCTTTAGAATCAACGGCTTACGATTCTTTTAAGCGGGGATTAAATTTGTCATAATGAGCGCTAACGATGTAGCGTGTGATTCCCATTCTCATGAAACCGATTCCAATTAGGGTTTACCCTTAGACATATCAGGGAACGCGAATCATTCTCAAACTCTGGGAACCCTGGCCCTTCCCGCCGGACGGGCGGCTAAATTTGGAGACGTGTTTCCCGAATCGCGCACCGGAAAAACACGACTGGAATTTTTCGCCAGTTCGTGAACAGCGCGCCGGGTTTCGGGTTGCGCGGTTCGTGTGCCATAATCGCGCGAAACCCCAGGAGGGTATATGGCGAGCAATGGATACGTGAAGAACGTCGCGCAGGACCCGGTGCAGATCGTGTTCCCGCTGGCGGCGACCTTGAACCGCATTGGCGGGCATAGCCGGATTGCGGTGTACGGACATCATCCGAGCCCGGTGACGGCGGGTGCTGACGTGTGGGAGGGAAGCGGGGCGTACCCGTTTCAGGCATCGGCGGTGACGCTGGAGATTCTCTCGGCGAGCGCGAACGACACGGCAGCGGGCACGGGCGCCCGGACGTTCACCCTCACAGGACTGGACGCGAACTACAACGCACAGTCGGAAGTGTTGACGATGAACGGCACGACGCCGGTACAGAGCACGAAGCAGTATCTGCGCGTGAACGGGCTGATTATCGCCAGTGGCGGGAGCGGCATGGTCAACGCGGGGGACGTGACCTTGCGCGTGACGGGCGCGGGTGCCACGCAGGCCATCGCGCGAGCCGGGTACGGGTATGCGAAGCAGGCGATCTACACCGTGCCGGCAGGGTTCACGTTTCTGGCGACGGATCTCTTGTTCGAGTGCGGCGGCACGGGAACGACTACGGATATCCAGTTCAGCTTTACGCGGATCAATGCGATCAACAACACGATACAGACGACCAATGAATACATTGCGGGGCCGCTGTTTCCGGTTCAGCGCAGTGTGATCGTGGGGGCGCTCGTGCCGGAGAAGACGACACTCACGAACCGCGTCAAGGCGGTGACGGGCACGGTGGAAGGGTTTGCGGCGTTCGAAGGGATTCTGATCGACAACGTGGATCTGCTATGACGAAACAGCCATTCACGCATAAACCGAACGTGCCCCGCCGTGGCGCGAACCCCCCGAGGGAACAGCACGGCGAGAAAGTGAAGCCGCAGAAGGAACTGGCGAAGAGGAACAAGTGACCGGCCTGACTTCAGCAGCAACCTTACGGATCATCTCGGAAGACCGGGCGCTGGCGAGCGCGATGGTGTTCCCGCACCGGCATCCGCAGAACTCGCCGGCGGCGCACGTGCAGATCATGGACGCGTGGCGCGCGCAGGATGAGTACGTGCTCATCGAGATGTTCCGCGAAGGCGGGAAGTCAACGTTAAGTGAGGAGTTCCTGTTGCTTGAGGCCTGCCTTGGCAACTTCGGCTACTGCATCATCATTGGCGAGACGTACACGAAGGCATGCCAGCGACTGGAGGCTATCAAGTTCGAGGCATCGCGGAACATGAAGCTCGCAAGCCTCTTCGGCAAGCTGAAGGTGGCCGGGCATCTCTGGAACGAGCACCAGTTCGAACTCCCGAACGGCGTGCTGATCGAGGCCCACGGGTGGGAAGAAGAAATCCGGGGGTTCAAGTGGCACGACCTGCGGCCTGACCGCGCGTACCTTGACGATATCGAGAACAAGGAGCGCGTCAAGGACAAGGCGGCGGTGGACGCGTCGATGCGCAAGATCTACCTCGAACTGATGCCCGCGATGGACAAGGAGAAGGGGAAGATCCGCGTAACGGGAACCCCGCTGGCGGAAGACTGCATGATTACGCGGCTGCGCGGTGACCGTTTCTGGACCAGCATGCGGTTCCCGATCTGCAATGGGGATATCGACGACCCGGCGACGGTCGCTACGTGGCCGGAGCGCTATCCGATGGAGTGGGTGCGGCGCGAGCGCGACAAGATGGAGTCTGCCGGCCAGCTGCGAGGGTTCATGCAGGAATACATGCTGATGGCAATCGGCAGTCAGGACAAACCTTTCGAGAGTGAGCATATCCGTGAAATTGCAATCGACCCTGCGCCGTGGCTTCCAAAGACTCTGGTGGTTGACCCCGCCCGCACTGCTAGTGTTACTTCTAGCGACCGGACGGGCCGGGTGGTGCTTAGCCGACTCGGCACCCGCATTTACGTGCATGCTTCAAGCGGTGAATATTGGAAACCCGACCAGATAATCGCGGATGCGTTCGACACGTCGCGCCGGTTCGATGACGCGAACGTCGCGATTGAAAAGAACTCGCTGGACGAGTGGTTGCTCCAGCCAATGCGCGCGGAGATGCTCCGGCGCGGGGTGAGCCTGCCGCTGAAGGCGATCCAGGCGCCGCAGGACAGGAGCAAGGAGCAATTCATCATGGGGCTTCAGCCGTTCTTCGAAGCCGGGGACATTGTTCTGGTCGGCGGCGCGGGCCAGCATAAGCAGCTGGTCGCGGAGATTCTCAACTTCCCGTCTGGCAAGCGCGACATTCTTAACGCGCTGGCGTACGCGCAGCGGGTCTTTTCAGGAGTTCCGGTTTATGAAGACTTCGGAAGCTGGAACATCATCGACGGATATGAGCCTTCTGCCCGCGATGCAATGGCGCTCTGCTTCAACGCGAACGGGAGCGAGACTACGGCGGCGCTTGTGGCTGTGGAAGGTGAGCGACTGGTCGTGGTTGCCGACTGGATTTCGCCAGTCCCTCCAGCGCAGGCTGTGCCGGACGTACTCCAGCTTGTACGTGCAGCATTTCCTAGAGCGCGCGTTACTGCGTGGATACCAGGCGATGTCGCGGACCAGGCGGACCGCCTGCCGCTGATGACGGCCTTGCGGACTTCGAAGATGAACCCGATGCGCGGGGCCTACCCGACGATGGCGCGCGGCGCGCTGTCGCCCATGATCCGCACCGAGAGCAAAGGCAAGCGCCTCTTCCTTGTTGACAGCAACGCGCGGCAGACGCTCAACGCCCTGGCGGGCGGGTATTGCTATCAGGTCAGCAAGACGGGGCAACAGTCGCAGGAGCCGGAGCGCGGCGCGCATCGCACCTTGCTTGAAGGGCTTGAGGCGGCGGTATTTGTGCTAACATCGCGTCAAAACACCTTGCCGGAAGACCTGCATTCTGCTATGAATCCGCATGGTGCTCAATACTTTACCTCTCTCCCAAGGAGATAGTCATGGCCGTTTCCCGTACGATTGTCCCGAAAGCCCCCACGCAAAACCCGACCGCCTTCTACAAGGGCGAACAGCAGGGCGGCACGCACGGCAAGCCGACCAGCGTTCCTGAGAAGCTTCAGGGCGGCCCGATGCGCGAAAAAATGCGCCGCAACGGTCTGTGATGGAAGCCAAGAAAGGTCGCATGAGCCGCGTCTATACGGCTCCGGGCAAAAAGGCCACGCCCGAACAGGTCAAGAAAGGCGGCAAGATGCCGGAGCGCGGCGAGCGCACCGAGAAGCATCGAACCACCAAAGGCAAGATGGGCGGCTGATCGTGGGCTATCGCGACCATCACAAGAGTGAAGGCAGCCAGGGCACGGAGCGCGACACGCGCAAGACGCCGGGCAAGGGCGCCAAGCTCCCGCCGATGGGCGCGAAGCGCAAGATCATCGCGCGGCACGCCGACGTGAAACCGAAGGGGCGGAAATGAAAGCATCGAAGAAGGACATGCGCGGCAACAGCGGGCGCAACTGGTCGCAATCGGTTGATCTGCGCAGCGGCAAGATGTGGGCGGACAGCAAGACGCCGTACGGTCGCACGTCGAAGAAGCCGGAAGAAGATGATCGGCCCGCGCGCACGCCGGCGGACCGCAACACGGGCAGTTCCCTCGCACGCAAGCTGGCCGGAAAAGTGATCGGGTAATGGCGCGCAAAAAGAAAGAAGAAAAGAAGGACGAACAGCCCGTCATCGAGACAGTCGATAGTCGGGCGATTGACGCTGAACGTACCGGCGAAGAGATTGAGAACTTCGCTGAAGATCTGGCCTCGGACGCGTATATCGAAGCTGCCAAGCTCTATCCGAAGATCCAGAAATGTTATGAAAACAAACAGCAGCAGTCCGATTGGGTCGAAGAGTACTGGAATATCTACAACGCGCGACCCGATGAAAACCAGCAGTACACCGGCAACTCTCAATGCTATATCCCGGCTGTTCGGGACGCCATCAACGCGCGTTGCAAGCGCACGCTCGCTACCCTATTCCCGGCCAACTATAAACACGTTGACGCCGTGGGGCCGGCTAGCGTTACGCCTTTCCCCACACTTGCCCTTCTAGAGCACTACATCCGTAAAACGAACCTGAAGGATATCGTTCGCGCGGATCTGCTGTCGGGCGACGTGTCAGGGCAGTGGTTGCTGTATATCGACTGGATGAAGACGACGCGCCGCGTGACGGAGCTCGTCAAGAAACCGCCAATCCTGAGCGACGAAGAAGCAGGCGTTGACGTTGAAGACGTGACGGCTGAGGAAGAGTGGGACACGGAAGAGACGGAAGTTGTTGATGAGATGCCCGACATCACGCCGATGGCGGTTGATGATCTCGCCGTCTACCCGCCGACCGTGAACGACATCGAGCGCGCGACCGCTACGGCGGTACGGCTGCGCCTGTCGAAGGAATCCGTCCAGCAGTTCATCGATGAGGGTGTCTTCGTCGGCTGGAACGCGAAAGAAATCATGGACAATCTGAACGAGCCGGACGGAAGTCGTCAGAAGCGTGTCCCGAATAAACGACGCACGGCGGACGCGGGCGTACGCACGGAAGGCACGTACAAGTACGCGCTGGTCTATGAGGTACACACGAATCTTGAACTGGAAGATGGGCGCGGCAAGGAACCGTGCTTCGTCTACTACGCCGGCCCGGAAGTCATTCTTGGCATCATCCGGAACCCGTTCTGGTCGAAGAAGCGCCCGATCATTACAGCGCCCGTCGAACGGATTCAAGGCACGATTTACGGGACCTCGCGCGTCGAGCCGGTCAAGTACCTGCAATGGAACCTGAACGACTATTGGAACATGGGGCAGGACAGCGCGCAATATGCGCTTCTGCCTATCGTGATGACTGATCCGTTAGCCAATCCCAATTACCAGTCAATGGTGATGGGCCTGGCCGCCGTGTGGCTGACCGATCCGCAGAAGACGCAGTTTGCGCAGTTCCCGGCGATCTACAAGGACGCCGTGGCGCTCTGCCAGGCGATCAAGGCACAAATCAACGAGAGCATGGAAGTCAACGATGCCATGCTCGGCAAGATGCCGGCGGGCCGGAAGAATCAGGCGCAGGCCGCAGCTCAGGCGCAGGAACAGCAGTCGAACATCATCGACCACGCAAAGCGGTACGAGGGCTGCATCCTGAACCCCTTGCTCGAACGTATGTTCGAACTTGACCGACAGTTCCGCACGAAGGAACTGACTGTAGTCACGATGGGCGAAGTTGGCGCGCGCGCGAAGCAGGAAGAGATTCCCGTGCAGGCGTTCAACGAGCGATACTTCTTCCGTTGGTGCGGCACGGCCTACCAGACGGGCATGCAGCGCATGCAACAGATGATTTCGTGGATGAACGTCTTGCGAGGCATCCCGCCACAACAACTGGACGGGCGTCGTCTGAACGTGGGCCCCATTCTGGAAATGGGCACGGAACAGATCTTTGGTCCGGAAGTCGGCCCGCGCATCTTGATCGATGAACGCAATCTGTTCCACGTCGAGCCCTCGGACGAGAATCTCATGATGCACAACGGCTTGCCTGCCGAAGTGCATCCGGCGGACGACGACCAGCGACACATCGCGGAGCACATGCAGGGCGCGACGTTGACGGGCGATCCGCACGGCCTGTTCCGCGCGCACATTCAGGCGCATCAGCAGGCCATGAACCAGAAGATGCAGAAGCAACTCGGCGCACCGCAGGGCCAGCCGGGCGTACCCGGCGGCGCGGGCCCCGGCGTGGCCGGTACACCGCGACCCGGCGCGCAGCCGGGCCAGCCGCGTCCGCAGTCGCCTCCCGGCGCAGTCCATCCGGATCAGGTGCAGGACCCGCAGATGGGGCCGCGATAATGGCTGATCAATTTCAACTCGCGCTCCCCGTCTTCCAGATATTGGGCGGCATGAACGACGCGGAAAGTCTGCGACGAGCCTTGCTTACGTTGTCGAATCAGGCTAATTCAGCAGTGAATACCCTGTCAGCTACGAAGACGGGCATTGTTTCGACAACGGTTCTGACCGGGCAGGCGGGCGCAATCTCCCCGACCGCGATCTATACGGCGCCCGTTGCGGGGCTTTACCGTGCGACGATCAGTGAGATTGTTACGACGGCCAACGCAGGCGCCACGGGCAGTTACACCATTCTGCTAGTCAATGACAACGGAATAAACCATTCCGATCCGAACAGCTTCGCTACCGGTATGCCGCTGACGACAGCCGGCAACGAAACAAGCGCGACATTCAATTTCTACTGCGCCGCCTCAACGCCAGTTACTCTGAGCACCACGGCGACAGGTACGGTAACCGGCGGCGTGTATGCGTTGCGAATCGTACTTGAATGCCTGGGGGCGGCATGAAAGACTTCTGCGCACGCGTGACGCCGTGGGGCACAATACAGACGGGCGACCAGTTCGACGTTCTGTCGCGCTTTGAGCAGAACGCGATTCTGGCGCACGAGCGCGGACATCTGCATCACAAGCACGTGCGCACCAGGATTCTGTGGTTCCTGACGCTGCGCGCGTTCTTTCAGACTGAGAAGTTTTTCGCGATGTGCGAAGCGCAGGAACTGGAGGCAGACCAGTACGCGAAGGCATGCGGTTACGGGCCCGGCCTGGTAACGTACCTGCTGATGCACTGCCCCGGCGGACGCCCATCGATAAGCAAACGGTTAAGGGCACTCCATGGCTGACACATTCCGGATTATTCCCTACCCCGTGCGCAGCGCGGGCACCGATGTGCCGCCTGAAGAAGTGCAGGCCGCTATCAACTCGCTTGCGCAGCAGACAACGATTGCGCTAAACACTATCGTTGGTACGCCGGAACCGCCTAGCGGGCCGGCGGGCGGCGATCTATCTGGCACGTATCCGAACCCGACTGTTACCGGTTCGCATATCGCGAGCGGCACAATCAACGGAGCGACGGTCGGCGCAACTACGCCGTCAACGGGCGCTTTCACGACGCTCACAGCCACGACTCCCGTAGCCGTGACGAGCGGCGGGACCGGGCTTAACGCCTTGACGGCGCACGGGGTGGTTATAGGCGAGGGCTCCAGCGCACCGAATTTCGTAACCGGAACAACCGGTCAGGTACTGCTCGGCGTGACCGGCGCGGACCCTGCTTTCGGGAACAACCCGACGATCACCGGCGGTTCGATCAACAACACTCCCGTAGGCGCAACGACGCCTAGCACGGGCAGTTTCACAACCCTGGCAGCGAGCGGCGCGGTTAGCGGCGCGGGATTCACGGCGCGCTTCGCTACGCCGGGACCCATCGGCAACACGACGGCGAGTACTGGAGCGTTCACGACACTTAGCAGCACGGGAACTTTTACGCCGTCGAGCACCGCCGGTATCGTCGGGACGACGACGAACGATAACGCGAACGCGGGCAGCGTGGGCGAGTATGTCACGGCTACGGCGTCCGGCGTTTCGCTAAGCAGCGGTGCCGTCACGAACATTGCATCCATCAGCCTGACGGCAGGCGATTGGGACGTATCAGGGGTCGTGCGTTACAACCCCTCGGCAAGTACGACGATGAGCGGGTTTCTTTCAGGGGTTAGTTCAACCTCAGCCACATTCGGGCCTTTAGGTTCATTCACACAGTTTTCGGTGCAGATTCCTGCGGGGGCGGGAACGGCGGAAGCTATATCTTCCCCGGTAACCCGTTTTAGCCTGGCGTCAACAACGACTGTTTTCCTGATCGGAGACGCAACTTTTGCGGTGAGTACCTTGACGGCGGATGGGTTTATCCGCGCTCGACGCGTACGTTGACTTTTTGCAATAAATGCTATACAACCGGCGAAAGCCTAATCAGGGGATTACCATGAAGAAAACCCGTATCGGCGCCCTGATCGGCGCGCTCTTTCCGTCGATCCAGGGCCAGGTGCCCGTAATCGCGGACAACGGTTCGATGCCCGACCAGATCAGTCTGATCAACGCGATCCTGTCGCAAAACCCATGGCAGGCGACGGTATTCAACACTGCGACTAACACAGCCAGCTTCACGGCGACGCAATCGCAGATCATGGGCGCGGAAGAGACTGTCCTATCTCTCACGGGCGCGGCTGGTGCCGGCGTTGCGCTGACACTTCCTACGGTCGCTGTTCTTCTCACCACGCTGACGCCCCAGCAAGGCGTTACGGGTTCTTCGGTCGGCCTTCGTATTCTGAATAGCACGGGCCAAACCGTGACGGTCACGACCGCCGCAGGCTGGACGCTGAGCGGCACGATGACGATTGCCACGGCTACCGCACGTGACTTTATCGTCACAATCACCAACGCGGCGACGCCCACGGCGACTATCCAGAATGTCGGCGGCTTCACGCTGCTGTAAGGAACCCAAGTGAACAAGCTGCTTAAAAAACTCTTAGGCCTTCTTTTTCCGGGGATTGACGGAGAAACGGACGATGATCCCCTTCCTGATGACCTGCCTGCATCTGATCCCGATAGCGATGATGATCTGGATCT